TTGAACGATTAGACAAATATCTTCCCGATGATTTACCTCCATTGTTTCCTGCTAGGAAAGGAGCAACCGGACAACACCAACGATATTTTAATCCCGAATGGTATAACAATACATATTTTAGTTTAGTTTCTGAAACATTAATAAATGATGATTCATCAATGCATGCCACTGAAAAAACATATAAACCGATTGCTTTTTTTCACCCTTTTATTATATGGGGGCAGAAGGGAATATTAAATCATTTACATAATCAAGGATTTGAATCTTTTACAAATTTGTTCAATGAAGATTACGATAATCGAGTTTCTATAGATAATAGATTAAAAATCATAATTGACAATATAAAATTTTTCAATAAGGTACCGTATGATTCTATTACCTTAGATAAATTACAGCATAATCACTCATTATTTTTTAATACTGAACTGATTAAACAACGCATATTTGATGAGATAGTAAATCCAATATTAGAATGGGTTGAGACTAAACAGTAAATGATTCCCCACAGCCGCAACGTGCTTTCTCGTTGGGATTAGAGAATTCAAAGCCTTCGTTGAGGCCTTTTTTAGCGTAGTCAATCTGCATACCTTGAAGATATACTAGATCTTTTTTATTGATGACGAGATTAATACCGCGATCTAGTATTTCAAGATCACCTTCGAAAGTTTTATCGGCAAATTCTAACATATAGGCAAAGCCACTGCAACCACTGGTGCGAACGCCAATGCGCATACCAATACCGCGACCGCGGTTATACAATGCATCTTGCATCTTTTTTGCGGCGTTAGCGGTTAATGTTATCATATCCATTATTTAAACCAACCTTTTTCTTTTTTCTCTAGTCTGTTTAATACTGCTTGCTTTTCATCATCAGTCATATCATACCAATTGACTATATCATCTACTGTGCGGCCACAGCCCACACAGACTTCGTTTTCCATGCGGCAGACTGATATGCAAGGACTTTCAATGAGTGACTTCTTCATTTTTCTTTCTATAGTCTGCTATCGCACTTTTGATCGCATCCTCTGCAAGCACTGAGCAATGTATCTTGACGGGCGGTAATGCAAGTTCTTCTGCGATATGTGAGTTTTTGATGGTCTGAGCCTCATCCAGCGTCTTGCCCTTGAGGAGCTCGGTGACAAGGCTACTACTAGCAATAGCACTGCCACAACCATACGTTTTAAATTTGGCATCTGTTATGATTCCTTCATGCACTTCGATCTGTAGTTTCATTACATCACCGCAGGCTGGTGCACCTACCATGCCTGTTCCTACATCTGGACTATCCTTGTCCAAGGTGCCCACATTACGAGGATTTTCGTAATGGTCTAGAACTTTTTCTGAATAAGCCATATTATAAATCTCCAATAGTATACTAAAATACTACAGTATTTAGTGCGTTATGTCAATGGTTTTGATTAAATTGCGGCGCCGCGATTTTTAGCCGCACGTTTGGCCATGTTTGCAACTGTGTCCACTGGAGCATCAGTAGTTTCATCACCAACGTTGGTAGTAGTTTCTGTTTCGTCGTCTGCTGGTTGTATTGGAGTCAGTTCGATTACGTCTTTGTTAAAACTTTTAATTAGATTTTTTACTGCTGGGTTAGTTTGGTTAGCCTGCGCTAGTGCTTCATAATCAAAGGTACGATCGGTATTGCGCACTAGATTGATAAGACTTTGTGTGCTAACGTTTGGAACTTTTTCTTTGTCTTTGTAGCGATGTTGGATAAGCTCCAGAGCTGTTAATAAATTAGACTCTGGAGTATTCTTTGGACTGTGTTGAAATTCATTTAAACGCACGATTATCTACGTTCGCGGCCTAGTTCTTCTGCACCACCAACTGCAGCATCAGTGGCCGCAAAACCATCAGTTTCGTCAGCATCTAGATCGCTACCTGGTGCTGGAGGCAAACCTGCATCACCACCAAGATCACCACCCAAATCCATTGGTTGGTCAACTTGCTCACCTGACAATACGCGAACACCATTGTCAACACCTTCACGTGCTGCTTGTAAATTTTGCATTAGTGTGTTTAATGTTTCGCCTACAGCACCTTTGAATGCTTCAGCTTGTTCACTACCAATTTGATCACGGATACTATCTAGTAATTGTGGTAGTTGCTCGTTTTGCATCTTACCTACTTTTTCAATAGCGTCTTGGACTGAATCTACCATGTCTTTAGCGGCTAATAGAACTTCTGCATTGCCTACTTCGCCTTCATTTAGTTGAGTGCGTTGTTGTTCTAGCCATGTGTTTAGGCCTTCTTGCACAGTTAACAATTCCATATAACGTGGATTTGTTTCTGCTGTGTGTAGTGCTACACTGTGACGAATTTTGTCTAAATTCGCAGCGATAGTTTCGCTTAATTTTTCTGCACGTTCAACAGTTAAGTCATCAAAGTTAATAGCAAAACCAAAACGGCTTTCCATAACTTTGTTAATTCTTTTTGTTGATTTTGTAGACATTTCTGCTAGTTTCATGGTTAAATTCCTAATTACAGTTTAATATATTTAGCCAAGTTTAAAGATTTCTTTAATTCTTTTTTGGCTTGTTCTATGCGATCCATAGTTTCTGTGTAACGTGCTGAATAATATTCTTCTGCCCAATCATCAGATTTAGCCTGAGCTTTTTTATAGCGTAGACGATATAGTGCTGCATCAAACTCTAGCTTATTTAATAGGCTGTCACACTGTTGTATGTCTCGAGCCAACTGTGTCTGCTGTTTATGCAGGGCTATGCAGTAATAGATAGCATCTTTGCGATTGAAAAAATCAAACAACTGTTGATGATTTGACATCACACGCCAACAGCGATCATCAACCTTTTGGACCTTGTATCGGCCTACGAGAACATCAGTGCCTAATTGATAACAAAAAGGTAACTCGCTGGGGATATTGGTTAATCGGGCTAGTTCTTGTTGGGTAAAACGCTGTATCTTTTCAACATCGAACTCAACCGGTGCGTTTTTTATAGTAGATTTTGCCATCTTCATTGGTTCGTAGAAGCACGTCTTTGACTGTTAGTTGATTAGCCAATAACTGCTCACGCTCATTGAGGTGACTTTTGGCTATGGGAGTTGCACCAATAAAACGTTCAAGCAATTCTGCTTCTTCGTTGTTAATAGGTAGTTGTAAATTGTTGTATAGTTCTACGATCTTCATGTAACTATTTATGTTACTTGAAGAGGGCGTGTCCGATAAATCCAATAAGTCCTGCTAGGATTACACCCAATATGCTGACTAGGACGCTGACGCTTTGCTTGCCGCGACCTTCAAATTTTTCGTCCAGACTGTCCTTAATGCCCACTAGGTAGCCTTCAAGTTTGTCCATACGATGTTCTAAGTTTTCTAGTTTAGTTTCCAAGTTTGCGTACCTAACGGCACAGATCTCAACGTGGGCTTCTAGACTCTCTTTCTCAATTTTTGATGGATTGGCCATCTCGCTCCCCTAGTTAGCGATGCCGTCTTGTATGAGCCTTGATAGTGTGCCTTAACGTGTGCCTTAATGAATGCCTTTGAGCATCTAATATATTTAACCTATTCTTCAATTGATTTAAAATATATGTTATTCCATGCGCCTTTTGAGATAAACACTGCAATTTCTGGAATAGCTGTTTCTGTAAGACCTAATATTACCGGAGTTATTCTAAAGTCATATTTAACCAAACCAAATTTATCTGGGCCTTCTTGATAGATATCTGCATAGTCGACCCCAAACCTAAAGGTCCAGATCTTATGCTCACCTTGATACTTAATACCAAAGTTATACTTAATAATATCATCAACAAAATTATCAGTTTCTAGTATAGTGGGCTGTGTGCGTAGACTTAGAATCTGTTGAACCGTTTCCCAGTTGCGCTGTTGATTACGTTTGAATTCGTTCTGAGGCGAATAGTTGATAACTCCCGTTGGGGTTATATCTATTAGAGTAAAACCTTGATAGAGATATTGTTGAGTGTCCACAAGGTATTTATAGCCAATAAAAAAGGCACTAAAAAAGTGCCTTTCTTAAGTTCATTTACTAACTGTAGAAATTAGTATGTGAATGCAGCGATCAAGCAGCTTGATACACCAGCACCTGAACCAAATGGGTTAGCGTTAGCAAATGCTTGTAGACTTGAGTAACCAACGTTAGCACTTGGAGCTGCACCAGAGATCGCAACACGGAATGTGTTACCAGCTACTGGAGCACCTAATAGTTCGATTGAACCAACTTGCTCGATAGCTAAAACTAATTTTTCATAGTCTGAACCAGCTGCTAGATAATTGATTAGTGTACCGTTACCATATGTGAATAGTTTGTCAGCTAAAACTGTGTAGTGCGTTAACTGACGACCTGTGATCTGTGCATTACCAAATGAGGTACCGTCTGCTGGGCGTGCTCCACCGTTTGTTCTTGTAATTGTTGCCATTTTATATTTCTCCTAAGTTTTTACGCTTTCGCGCATACTTTTATTTATGCTTTTGATAAAAAATTCGTCCTGGAGAACTGTAGGCGATCTACTAGCTTAACAGCACCGCCGTCGTGTCCTATAGCTACAAATCCTTCTGGTGCTGTGACTTTGTATCCATCGTTGGTCTTTTGGAATGTACCAATACCTTCTACCTGCTGTAGTTTGCGTAATAGCATGTTTTTAAGCTCTATAACACGCTTGTACGTTGCTAGAATACCTATTAGATTGTTGCTATGGTCAGCGATCCATTGTTCTTTAGCTTTAATCTTAGCCACACGATTTTGTGCTACACGGCTGGTAGGATCTTCAACACCTTTCATCATCTGGTCATTATAATGAGCAGTAAATTGTTGTAAGAATTGTGTAGGTTCTATCGCCTGGCTACCAGCACGGATCTGCTTGTTGATAAAAGGTTTGACCATTCTACTAAATTCTTTGTCCTGTAAAATGATGTCAAAGCGTTGTGGTCCAATCTTCTGCATGGTCTTGGCAGTAGCCGCTAGATATTTTTCAATCTTAAGATTTTCTGAGGGAGTTAGACTAGCTAAACCAGTATAATCTTTATATGTAGCATCATCAAACCATACGTCTCGAGTCTGTGTAAAACTAGCTACATTTACTCCAAACTGTGCGGTCATATCACCAATGGTGTCACCGCCGGTATAAGTAGTATGAAATATGATACCCAATTTAGCATTAGCGATACGTTCGCCTAAGTGGCTGTTAACTGGAACTGCATAGGTAATAGTATTGGGTGTGAACACATAACACTCCTCGTCATTAACTTCAACTCGTGTGACTTTACCAGGAGTAAACAATAGATCACCCTGCACTACCCCACCAATACCTAGTTTACTGAGATATTTAAGTGCGTTAGTTAGGATTTCTGCTAGTTCAGGTTGATCACCATACCATCCCTGTATCTGTTTAACAGATTTAGCACGTTTAGGCTCGCCTTTGCTGAATACTGCTTTAGTACCAACAAAGAACTTGCCGTCCTCTGGATCGATACCGCAGATGATAGCAGGCGATCCGTCCCATTTAACTGTTAATTTTGTAGTTGCGCCTGTGCCTTCTGCCAACATGTGACGCAGGCTATCGATGTAGTTAAGTGCCTCTTCTGCACCAGCATATCCCTTGTTAAAAATTAGATCTTCAAGATGTTCAAGATGAACATTCTTACTTTCTGTTAGCAGAAATTCAGGAGTTTGCTTTTTTATTTCAAATAATTTCATTATAGACCCTGTGCTTTAATTCTATCAATGATATCTTTTTCGTTGGGATTATTAGGATCTAATCTTTGACCACCCATGTACATAGCGCCAGCTGGGTCTGCTTTAAATTTTATTTTTTGTTGACTGGGGGATGTTTTTGCTACTGGTTTTACTGTAGGGGCGGTAGCCGTGGCTGTTGGGGTATAATATGGTTTACCTTTTCTAGTAGTCACTGGTTTAAGCATACCAGATTTATATATTTTGACAACACTAGTCAGGAAATTTCTAACTTTAGTTGGATTATTTAGATCTGCTGTGGTAAGAGGAAAATCTGCCAAGTTAGCATCAAAAAATCTACTGGCCCAGAATTTAACATCTTTGTCACCTGTGCCACCAGTATACTCGTTCCATGCTCGTATTACTTCATTTGCATATTGATTTACATCTTTAGCACCTTGTTGCTGTTGTTGTGCAGTTTGTTGTGCTTGATATGCTGATTTAGCTCCTGCTACACCACCTTGCACTGCGCCTTTGATACCGGCAGCTCCTGCTTTGATAGTGTCCCAAATACCTTCTTGTATAATTTCATTAATCTTCATTGCTGATCTTCCTAATGCCACGTGTGAACTTTGCAGGATCTTGACCTTTGATAGCATTAAGAAGACGACGCTCAAGCTCAAGAGCTTGCTCAGCATCATAGTTTTCACGGATATAACGGATTAGGTTAATAGCACCATTGATGATGTTATTAGCACGTGACTCTAGGAGATTATCCTTGTCTTTGTGCGTGAGTAATTCGTCAAGCTCTGTAAGTATGCTACGGGTGCGTTTCTGCACAGTTTTTACTCCAATTTAGTATATTTATCGAAGATAAGATAAAGTTTATTCTACTTTTTTAAGTCCAGCTAGCATAGATTTAAGTTTACTGCTATCTACAGTTGCTTGGACTTTAGGAGTATCTTCCGCTGGACTCACACTACTGCCAGTTTTAATCTGGTTTAGGATATTAGTAGC